CTTCGCGTCCTGACGATTTCCAATTATGACATTGGCCCGGACATGTCCGATTACTCGGGCAGGTCGTACGGGCCGTATGCCATCGAGGGCCGCAAGATCGTGACAGACGCATCTGTGCTGGAGGTGTCTGGCACGCTCAACTTGCGATACATCGCCCGGGTCGAAGACTCGGAGCAGTGGGACGCCGGGTTCTGCGAGGCATTCGCGAACAAGATCGCCATGGAGGTGTGCGAGACGGTGACGGGATCGACGAGCAAGCAGCAGATGCTGCAGCAGGGGTACATGATGGCGGTGGCCGAGGCAAAGCGTGCCAATGCAATCGAGCAGCCGCCGCAGCGCATCAATGACGATACGTGGGTATACGCGAGGATTCTCTAAATGTCCCGTCTAAAGACGCGATTGCGGCAAGTAGCGAAAGAGCAGGCCGCACAGGACCAATTGATCCTTGCGGCAACAGCCGCAGTAGGTGGCGTGGGCCCATCAATTGAATGGTCAGATGCCGTGATGTCGATCCCGAAGTCTGCACTATGGTGGGGGCAAGAATTTTTGGCAACGGTGACGCCAACAAATGTAATTGAGGTAATGTTGTCCGCGACAAATGATTCTGATGAAAATTGCCCGGAGCTGCTTGATTTGATATCGCTATATGCCACTCCGGGGTCGGGGCAATTTTTGGTCACGGCATCGTTCGCAACGCCGACAAGTGGCGACATCAGACTAAAATACAAGGTGTCATAATGGCGAAACTCTCCAGAGACCTGGCATCAACCACGCTACACCCGAGAGAATCGCTTTATGTGTCTGGGGGCTTGGGGGCATTGAATGCCGAGATAATCTGTGACTCTGACGGGTGCGCAAGTATCGGCCTTGATGTGCGCGGCTCGTTCGTTGGGACGGTCGAGGTTTCGGGAACACTTGACGGTGTTAACTGGACTCTATTGGCAATCCGCCCCGTGGCACAAGCCCTAACGCAGATGCAGGCAAATGTCACTGCGGCCGGCGCATGGGCTGCAGCGTTGAATGCGCCATACCGAAAAGTGCGAGCGCGCATGACCGCGTACACAAGTGGTTTGGCAACGGCGACGATTGTTGCTAGTACCTCGGAGCTAGACCCCTCGTATCTTTCGATTGCTCCTCTTATGGTCACTGCCGTTGGCCTGGCAGGTGCCGCGCAGACACTGACGATCCCCGCGCCTACTGCAGGATTAAGAATTTATGTGTCGTATGTCGAAATAATCAGGTTTGCGGCGGCCGTACTTACGGCGGCTGCCACGCCTGTTACTGTGACGACGACAAATCTGCCTGGTTCTGTGGCCTTCACCATGCCAGCGGATGCAGCAGCACTTGGGACAGCGTTTGTGCTTCGCGAGGACTTTGCATGGCCTGTGGCAAGTACATCTGCAGGCACGGCAACAACGATAATTTGCCCGGCAACAACTGGTGTCATCTGGCGCATTACCGCCGGCTACTACTTGGCCCAATAAATGCCCAACATTTCCGCCCCCGCGCAGACATCATTCAATGCTGGCGAGTTGTCACCGTTGTGGTCTGCGCGAGTGGACATGGCGAAGTACGGCAACGGCTGCAATGAGTTGCTTAATTTCAAGCCGCTGCCGGAAGGGCCGATCAGGCGTCGCGATGGCACGATCTATGTCGGCAAGGTCAAGGACAATTCAAAGCGCGTGTGGCTGCAGGAGTTCATCTACTCGGCGACAGATAGCTATGTCCTGGAGTTCGGGGATGGCTATATTCGATTCTTCACGGACAACGGCCGTCTGCTGCTGCCGGGCAAGCCTGCGTTGTGGAATATCGCGACAAATTATGCACAGGGCGATTTGGTCCGCTGGGACCCGTCTGATACGGTCTACTACTGCAAGGTCCCAAATATAGGGAATGCGCCGCCGAACTCGACATACTGGCACGCGATGGAGGATGTCATCTACGAAATCCCTAGCCCGTACCCTCTGGCGGACCTGACAGACTCCGAAGGACTGTTGCGGCTTGATTTCGAGCAGACTGGTGATGCCCTGTTTATCACGCACTCGATGTATGCGCCGCAAAAGCTCACGCGCAATTCTCAGCTTGCGTGGGTGATCAATCCAATTGATATAACGGATGGGCCTTTCGAGGATGTCGATCCTGACCAGGTCATCACGGTGTATTCGTCTGCGGAGACCGGATCGGTCACGCTGACCGCATCGTCTGCCATTTTCAATTCGTCAAAGATTGGGACGCTGTTCCTGATCGAGCAAAGGAAAGCGGACAGTTATCCGGTATGGGAGGTCGGCAAGACTATTGCACTGAATGCGGAAAGGCGCAGCGACTCCAATGTGTACAAGGCGTTGAATGCTGGCGTGACCGGCACGGTAAAGCCCACGCACCGACTCGGCGCAAGGTTCGATGGCGATACGGGCGTGCAATGGGACTACCTGCACAGCGGCTACGGCATAGTGCGCATTGATTCCGTAGGCGGTGGCGGGACGACTGCAGGGGCGACCGTCCTTTCACGCATCCCATCGCAGGCGGTAGGCGCGCCGAATGCATCGACAAGGTGGGCCTATGCGGCGTGGCGTTCTGACGTTGGATACCCTTCGCTAGTCAAAATCTTCCGTGAGCGGTTGTGCTTTGCTCGCGGCCAGCAGGTATGGGGCTCGGTCGCTGGCGATTTTGAGAGTTTCGCCAGCCGTGACGGTGCGGAAACTCTGCCGGATTCTGCATTTTCCATCCTGATCGGGAGCAGCGAATCCAATGCGGCCGTATGGATGGTGGCCGATGACGCGCTGCTGATCGGCACGCGGCGTCAGATTTTCGCGGTCCGCGAGGTGACCAGCGCGGAGGTGTTCGGCCCGGGGAACATCAAGGCCGACGAGGAGGAGAAGTACAGCGCGCGACAGGTGCAGCCTGTCAAGGTTGGTGGGTCGACGATCTTTTCCCAGTACTCTGGCAGGAAATGGCGAGATGTCAGGTACACGTTTGCGGAGGAAGGCTACCAAGCAACGGACTTGATGGTACTGTCCGGGCATGTTTTGAAAGGGCAGACGGTGCAGATGAAGTACGCGCTGGAACCTAGCTCGATCATTTGGACGTGCTGCGTCACCGGGGAGCTAGTGGGCCTGACGTATTTGCTTGAACAAGACGTGATCGGCTGGCACCCGCATCGCATCGGCGGTGACGGCATCGTTGAATCCATCGCAGTCATCCCCTCTCCGGAAGGGTCTTATGATCAGCTTTGGTTGAGCGTGCGCAGGACGATCGACGGCGGGACAAAGCGTTACATCGAGCGCATGTCCGCCGACTGGGATGGCGAACTGCAGCCGCTTCAGGAAGCGATCTATTGCGACTCTGCCGGGGTATTTGATGGGACAGTGAACCCCGGTACTTTCCCGACGGTGACTTTGCTCGGGGGGGCGACATGGGATCAGTATGACGTTGGGACTGCGGTCCTGACGGGCGTCGGGCTAAGCGCAGGCGCGGGTGACATTGGGGATCATCTGGTGCTGACTGATGGTTCCGGTCTGATGGCGAGGGTGAGGATTGATGACGTGACAACCCCGACAGCCCCCGGGGTGACGTTCATGACGGCGATCCCGGTATCCATGCAGGGCGGGACGGTGACGAGCGTGAAGTGGGCGCGTGATGTGATTGCGGGGCTTGATTATCTGGAAGGTGAGGCGGTCGACATTCTCGCGGAAGGCTCCCCGCAGGCGCAGCAGACGGTGGTCGGCGGGCAGGTCACGCTAGCGGAACCGGCGTGGTACGTCGTCGCGGGGCTCCCCTGCCCGGCCTATGGCGAAACGATGCGCATCGAGGCCGGGGCTGCGAATGGCATCTCTCAGGGCAAGATCAAGCGGATCATTGAGGTCACTGCGCGACTGCATGAGTCGCTGGGGGGCGCACTCGGTCCTGCCAGTTCGGAAGAAGCGCTGATCTACCGGGACAGCGAGACGGGGATGGATACGTCCCCTGGTCCGTATACCGGAGATTTGACCGTACTGTATCCGCAAGGTTTCACGACAGATGCTAGAATCCGGTGGAACTGCGATCAGCCGTTGCCGTTTACGCTTTGCGGCTTGTTCCCACGCATGACAACCGAGGACAAATTGTGACGCCGGGGATGATGACCCGCGACCTTGCATCCAAGAACATCGGCGCTCGTGGCCTGACAGGGCAAGGAGAGCCGGGGCTGCACACGCTACTTGGTGGGGGCGAGGGGCAGGACGAGGCATCCAATGGCAGCAGTACAGG